TACGTTTGTTTGATTGCCGGGTCGATGAGCGCTTATTCATGGTTGCTGGGGCGAGTGGTTAATCGTCGTAAGATTATTCGTCCTAGACCAAGGGTAAGTGCGCTAGCGTGGACTTAAAGAATAAATTATTAATTGATGGCATTATATTGCTCAAGCGGCTTGAGTTTGACTATGAGCGAAGGTATGATACGGGTGCTCCTGATGTTAAAGAAGTGTGGATACCGGCTATCATAACCGCTATACAAGACAATCAGTTTACTGTGCAGATACTGAAGACCGATCAGATGACAGTGGTCGAAAAGAACCAATATGGGCATACATGGAAGTTCAGATAATATGTTATGGATTGTTCTTATAATAGGTTTGTGGTTATTCTCTTTATCGTGGTATGTGCATTGGTTACATGTACGGATCATGGGCATGGAAGAGATATTGGATTATCTTAGCGAACACAAGTGTTCGCAGTGTTCGCCACTTATGAAGCCAGAGGCGGGGTTGGAGGATTAGGTTTACCTCTCGCTTTCATAACCTCTTGCTTCCATAACGCGATGAAATCATCAATGATATGGTCGGGCCAATTCGCCATCATGCGCGCTGCAATCATAAGCAGGGCGTTGGCAACATAAGCTTTTTGTATGTGTGTAGGGTTAGGATAAATCCTGTCGAGTAATTTTGTTACTCGTTCAAGAATCATTATGCTTTCTGGTACATTTACAGGTTTACTCGATGAGCTTTTGGGTCGCTGATCCATTCTCTATCCCCTTCACGCGCTCATATTCCCATGCCTCACACACTTCTTGCGCTTCATACATATTCATAAACATATCACCTAATATAATAGCATCTGGTTTATCATTGTTTTTCACACTTGCTATCCAGTAGCAACTAAACTTACCGTTTCTGCGATTGACAACATAAGAACAACCCTCTGGCTCGGCATAATAGTAATTTATTGTCATCTGCTTCCATCGCATGGCGAGGACCGGCAGATAGGAGTAACCACCTCCCCCAGATTTCCTTTCTGCGCTTTCTTTAGAACTCGTCAAACGGTTCGTCTGCGGCGAGAGTGCTTTCGTTAAGTCTTTCACCAATTGCTTCGCTAGCTTCTTGCCCTTCTTGATCATCCACGGCCTCCATTGGTATACCCATTCCAATCACATCTGTGCTTGCGCTTGATGCGTCGTATGATGCGTCGTAACTGCTGGCAGTTAAGGGCTGTCCATCAATAACAATCGGGTCTTTGCGCCCTTGCAGATGGATTTCCAGTTTAAAGAATTGGTGATTGCCACCACCCGGTGGTAGCGGTTCTGGGTTGCCCAAACCCCCTATCTTAGATAAGGTCTGGAGCAAGCTTACGCGAGCCGTTAAGCTTTCTTTGCGTTCCGCTATATCGGCATAGAACATGGGCAACACTTCTTCTGTCATTGCCGCAGCTTTGAGCTTAACCCGCTTGGGTGTATTGCTCGCTGCATTCCATTCACCCAACGCTAGATTATACATATTCTTAAATGCGCGTGTATCTTTGATAACGTTGTAATCATCCTCGCTTAAGCCGAGATGTTTGAGAATAGCGTTTGGTTCATGGATATCGCGGGCGAGTTCCACCGCTAACTGCCGCAACCTATCTTCATCCAAATAGCCTGTTTTCGCTATTTCAGAAGATGAAGATTTATTTACCATTTTCCGAAACCCACTTGACAACTGGCCTATTATATGCATAATGGCCCGTTTTAGGTGTGTTTTAAGTAACACACTTAAGGGGGCTTGTCAAGGGTTTCAAGCGTATAGTGTGCGTAAAGCGTAGCTTGCGTTAACTGCTAACAGTTAAGAGCAGACGTAAAAATGCTATGGCTTTACCGGGGAACTTGCGCGTCGTAAGTCGCGATGCGACACAGGCACAGTTTCAACTGAATGACAGTACGCGGTCGGCCCAAGCTGCACCGCCCCCCGATATGTACCGCCTCACCCAAGGGATGATTGGGTTAGCGGGCTTCATCACAGATCAATTCATTATGATGCGGCGTCATCGCGACGATACAGCCTCCGGCTGGTCTGCTCGCTTGATGCGCGCCCTACGCGCCTTCAATGGCGTGTACGAGCCAGAGATCATTGAGGAGATCAAGCGCTTTGGTGGATCATCTGTTTATGCGCGCATTATCGCTCAGAAGTGCCGCGGTACGTCGAGCCTTCTCCGAGACGTGTATCTTGGTGCCGACAGGCCGTGGTCACTTGAAGCGCCGACTGATCCTGACATTCCCCCACCCATCCTTGACGCCATCAACCAACTCATTCAAGAGGAAGTTAGTAAAGCGGTACAAGCGCACTTGGCAGGCATACATGCGAACCGAGCGCACTTGGCAGGGGTTATGGAAGCGCATCGTGCTGGTGCGTCACAAGGTCAGCCACCGTGGATGGTGGACGCGAGTATTCCCTCTCATACATCGGGTCCACCCCTACCAACGGGCGACCCTATGCAAGCGGGTATACCGCCGCCTATGCCACCCGCTCCACCCCCACCCATGCCTCAAGCCAATGAAATCCGCGACAGATATCGAGGCTTGGTCGAAGATGCGAGGGACCAAGCCAAGCGTATTGCGGTCGAACAGGCTAAGATAGCGGAAGACAAATTAGAAGAGATATTAGCAGAAGGGAATTTCTATCAAGCCTTTGGCGAATTTTTAGTCGATTTACCTTTATTCCCCTATGCCGTTATTAAAGGCCCCACCGTTAGAATTAAAACAGAAGTACGGTGGAACCAGCAAGCTCAACAATCATTCGGGAAGGGTCGCGCTACAGTCGTGGATGTTCCCAAGCTGACTTGGGAGCGGGTTAGTCCATTCGATATCTATTGGACACCGGGTGCAACAAGGATCGAAGATGCAAACATCATCGAGCGAACCCGTCTTACCCGTCGTGAAATTAACGATATGCTGGACTTGCCCGGCTATAATGTCGCCGAAGTTCGTGCCGTTCTCGACGAATATGGCCGAGGAGGGCTGGTCGATAACTGGGATCAGACTGACTCGGAAAGAGCAATCTTGGAAAGCCGTGAAAATCCTCGATTCAATCAATCAGGGATGATCGCATGTTTGGAGTATCAGGGGAATGCTCAAGGAAGATATTTACTTGAATTGGGGATGGACCCCAGAACCATCCCTGATCCGTTACGAGACTATTTCGTTAATGCGTGGCTCATTGGGCGGCACGTCGTCAAAGTCCAACAATCTCCTTCGCCACGCAAGCGGCATCAATATTATGTCACGTCGTTTGAAAAGATACCTGGCACTCCGGTCGGCAATGGGCTTCCCGATCTGCTTGCAGATATCCAAACGGTGTCGAATGCGGCGCTACGGGCGCTTGTCAATAACCTTTCCATCGCGTCGGGTCCGCAGGTCGTTATCAATGACGACCGTCTAAGCGACGGTGAGAATGCCGAGGACATGTACCCGTGGAAGCGATGGCATGTTAAATCCGATCCGTTTGGAAATAATCAGCAGGAACCTATTATATTTTTTCAACCTCAATCTAACTCTGGTGATCTGCTTAACGTATATACCCAGTTTTCAAGCTTGGCTGATGAAGCATCAGCTATCCCTCGCTTTCTCACAGGTGTTCCTCCTACTGGTGGTTTGGGCCGTACAGCTAGCGGCCTGTCTATGCTTATTCAAAACTCCTCGAAAATCCTTCAAACAGTCGCCTCCAACATAGACCGCGATATTATGCAGGGTGTGTTGGACAACCTGATGGATATGGTGTTGCTCACCGATCAATCAGGACTTCTCAGTGGCGAAGAGAAGGTGCGCGTGCTAGGCGTGAACGTCGCTGTACAGCGCGATACGCAACGCGCTCGTCAGGAACAGTTCCTGCAAATGACCATGAACCCAATCGACAATGCGATCATTGGGCCAATGGGTCGTGCGCAAATCCTTCGCTCTGTTGCAGATGGTCTGGGTTTACCGGGAGAGGATATCGTTCCTTCCGAAGACAAGATGAAGAAGATGCAGGAGCAAGCGCAGGAGACAGCAGCGCAGCAAGGGCAAGTCGGCCACGCCATGGGACAACCGCAGCCGGGTGGGGCTGGGGGTGGGCCATCTGCACCGCCTCAAGCAGCGGGACCAACAGGTGCACCCGGTATGCAGGGGCCACAGGCTCCTCCCGCTGGTGGGCCGCGAACGGCTACGCAAGGTCAGACTGGGCCGAGTGGAGGTCAGACGACGCAGGGATAGGAGAATATTATGGCGCGCAAAAAAGGCATGATGGGACCGGGTAGTAAGGCAATGGGTGGAGCAGGTATCAAGCCCTCCCCCTCACCCACGCCGATGGCGGGTCGTCCTCCCATGGGCGCACCCGGTGGGATGCCCGGTGGTGGGCTTGGCGCTGGCCCGCCTCGCCCGCCTATGGGTATGCCTTCGCCCGGTGGGCAGCGCGTAGCCCCTTCCCCTGCGGGCGGGATGGGTGGCGCGGCTGGCTTCAAGCATGGTGGTGAAGCGGAGAAGAAGCGCGACCGGCATGAGAAACTAGCCCATGGCGGTGAGGTCGGAGAACCAAAAGAACGCATGGATGAAGACCGAAGCGAGCGGAAAGCGTTCAACAAGGGTGGCGCGGTTGGTGGCGGTGACGCCAAGGGACGGGTTGGCCGCGATAGGGGTGGTGCGGGCAAAGCCTGTTAACTGCGTGCAGTTAAGCCGCTGCGATGGTTATGAACAGTTAGAACTGTTCCCGTTAGGAGAGATTACGATGGGTAAAATCGAAAGCCGATCAGAGAAGCCAGAGATGTTCGCCAAGGGTGGTAAAGACAAGATGTTTGAGCGTGGCACCGCCCATTCCGTCGTTTCCGATGTATCGGGCAAGCCCAAGCAGGGTGGCGAGGAGGGGAACGAGCGCGCCAAGGATCGCAAGGGCGAACTATCGACAGGGAAGGATTTCACTTTCCAGAAGGGCGGCGGTTCCGGCAGAATGTTCGGTAAGGGCCACGCGGGCAAGAAAACCGCCGGTACCAGCGGGAAAGAATCGCAAGAAGGCTGACGCCTTCTGGGAGATGTAAAGATGGCGCTCCAGATCCCCTACGATATCGACTACGGCACCCGTAACGCTGTATTGTCGGCATTAGCCCTAGAGGTTGAAGCAGCGGGCGGGACCGTGGCCGGTATCTCTCCTCTTGCCGGGGAGACGCATCCGAATTGGGTGATGTTTATCAATCGCCTCAATGTGGCTGTGAATGCGTTAGGAGCGTCACCACCTTTGCCAACATATCGATGGTTGGACTACAGCGCGTTCGGTTCAGTGGTGAGTGCGATACAGGATGCGATTGAACCGATCTTGAATCCGCCACCGGTTGTCAATCCGGCGAATTTCGATATTACCCTTCCAGCGAATAACTTACAGACTGTTGGTACGGTTACAGCTACCAATGGTGGGGCTAACTTCGCTATTACGAGTGGGA